CAACATGCCCACCAAAATTCCGTAGCTCACCAGTATCGCCACTACCCATCGAACATACTCCCCCATCACGACCGCCTTTTGGTTACGAAACTGGCCGTGATCCTGATTTGCTTGACCTGACCGTCCCGGAGTTTGAGATGTGGAAATGCTTTTTCAAACTTTTCAGGGCACAAAGTCACCAAAAAACCCTCCTCGTCGTATGGCCAGCCGCCGTTTGGATCAAAATTAGCTGCATTGTCCCCGATTTCATAGCCCCTACCTTCAGTCCGTCTGCCCAAGAAAAACTTCGGTTTGTGCATTTTGATCTCCTATATTTTTGCTTTGCGTTCTCTGTCCCACTTTCCACAGGACTTACACTGGAACTGTCGATACCTATTCTGGCCGACATAAGCAAAGCCATGATAGGTGATGTCTTTGCTCCCACAAATCCCACAAAGGCTCCGGTCAATGACAAGCCTGGGATGTGGATAGTCGTACTGCCTGATCCTGAAATATATTTCTTCAAGAGTCCGAACATCTTGGGCGCAGTATTCGGCCATTTCGTGGATCGCTGTCTGATCTCCGGCCATTGCCCGAAACCACCATCCCGGCCACTCGTCACGGGTTTTCTGGTGTTTCTGTTCCGTCAGTCCGAGAGTCATAGCCAGATTACCGAGTCTGTTCGATGAGTAGTTAAATGCTCTCCGGGCTATCCGCCAAGTATCTCTCTGTTTGACCGGAGAAGGAGACGGGAGCCCGTGAATCGCTAGACGCCCTTGTAGGAACCTACGGTCGAATTTGTCACCGTAATGTGCCACAAGTAACTCCGCCTCGTCCATGATACTGACTGCCGCAATCAGGAGTCCTTTGTCCTGGACTCCGTGTGCCTTGGTAAACCATCCAGGAAATTTGTCCACGGTCAAGACATGAACATCGTCATCTCCTAACCATTTGTACCCGAAACACAGTGTTACTCCAAGGTCAGACCGAAGTGCATTGACCCCGCCGGTCTCTAAGTCCCAGAACAGTATCTTCGCTGCCGGGTTTTCCTCACAGTTCACAGGGGTTATTCTCGGTCTCACGATTGCCTGACAAATCTTTGATCGTGCTTTCTTCATTCGGAGCCTCTTTCTCTAGGTGAAATAAGATGATCGTGTTCGCAAGATCGGATTTGTTCAGCTTATTCAGTCTTGATCTTGCCTTGTCTTGATTGATACCAAGAACCCTACAGCACCAATTAAAGGTGCCGTAGGACACATTGGTACTTGCTACCCATTTACGGGCCTCTGTTCTGACTGATCCATTTTTTAGAAGACCCAGGAGCCGGTCGTACATGATCCCGAACGCAGCCCCGGAGTCAATGCCGGGGTCGAGACTCATTCATTCCTCCTTTATCTGCCCGCATTCGCATTCAAAGCCCGTCCAATCCTTACATGCTGGACACAGACCCGGAGTGATACCCTGGGGTCTTCCACAGCACTGACTTACAAACTCATGTTCGTGTTCCATGATACCTCTCTATCTGTCCGCCGGGACGACCCAGAGTGTATAAGGTGACCTGGCATTGCTCCCTGGCTTGGCTGTCGTCACAATGAACCGGACACCGCCAGGAATGACCAGTCCGTTTGGCAATGCAACGGGATTTCGTGATCCCCCATTCAGGCTTGTCTTAGTTGGGTCTTTGGACGGATACATCCCACACAAAAACGTCAGGTTCCCTCCTTGCCGAGCCTGGGGCTGGACTTGGTACCATTGCCCATTCGGCCCTTGTGCCCACTGAACCGGCGGTGGAGGCGGTGGTGCGCCACCAGGAGGCCCCCAGGCAGGCCCAGGAGCCGCAGGCGGCCCCGGAGGAGCCCAAGTCGGTGTCTGAGAATACCCTGGGGGTGCAGTCGGGGCTCCAGGAGGCATTGTGGAATAACCTGGGGGTACTGGAGGAGGAGCCGAGGGATTTGCTGTCGGATAAAAACCTGGGGGAGTAGGATTGCCAGGAAGTTCCCATTGCCCTGTTGCCTGGTTAAACACGGGTGTAGGCGGAGCCGGAGCCGCCGGAGGCCCAGGATTGTAAACTGGAGGCCCCGGAGGAACCCCTGGATTATAAGGGGGAATTCCGGGATTGTAAACCGGCGGGGCTGGAGGCCCCATTGGAGGCCCAGGATTGTATCCTGGGTCAGATTGCATTTCCACCGGGACACTTCCCGGAGGAGCAACTGGCCCCGGCGGTGCCGTAGGCTGTTGCGGTGGTTGTGTTGGTTGAAATGTGAAACTCATCGATACCTCCTTAACTTGATTTTGCCGTTTCTTTGATGATCTTACCGCTGTCCAGGTGAGTTATGGAAAAGGGGATGAAGACAAGGACTCCCATGTACCTCCCGTCCTTTCCAGTGACCTCGACAGCATGACAAGTAAAGGGTGTCGCAAAAACTCCGGCCTGAAAGTATTCTCCGTGCCTTTCGATAAACCCGATATCGAAAAAGGCTTCTTTTACATGGGTCTCTATTTTTTCGACCGTTTTGGTTATTACTGCCACGGCCCTTCCAATGTTAGCCGGATCGTGTAGTCCACTCAAATCATGCTTTTCGGCCCCAAACGGATTCCCGAATTGTGGGGGAGATTTGTAACAATCAGACATGACATCCTCCTTAAACGATTTTAGTTTCTCAATAGTGTTGATACCTTCATTTTTAGGATAGCACAGATATCCGAGAGTGTCAAGACACCAGGTCATTTTTGCCATTTCTCCCCGTACTTAATAGTCCCGGTGATCGGAAGACTGAATTTATACCCGAAGTATTTCTCACACAGTTCGTTGGTTTTGCTCAGGGCCTCATGGCACAACATACCGACTTGGCTGACTAGCTCAGGCTTGATGTCCATGAGTAGTTCGTCGTGTATCTCATTGGCAAAGTCCACGCCGTTGTACAGGAGCCCTTCCTCCTCAAGCCGATTGATTAAGTAAACCCAGGTCAGCAAGAGTAAAAGGTGACCCATGCTCTGGATGATCCGGTTGAATCCTTCACGTTTGGCACTGGATATCAGGCGGTAGTATGACTGGCCGTCAGCATTCTCAAACGTGTACGGGAAGACCCAGACATTGCCAAACGGGCTCACTACAGTCAAGTCTTTCTCGATCCGGTCATGGACGGCTTTGATGTAAGCCATGAGCCGGGTCATCTTTTGGTTATAAGTCCAGTCTAATTCCTGAGCCTTTTCCATAGACACCCCGGCAGTCCGCATGATCTTTCCTATTCCCGCCCCGTAGGTCTTTGCGTAGTTCGTAGTCTTCGCCAGGTCACGCTTTTCTTTGTCGGTCGATCCAAACAGAATCCTTGCTGTAGCATCGTGGGCATCTCCGCCTTTCTTAATTTCTTCGACTACGTCCTGCTGCCCTGAGACATCCATACAGATTTTGAACTCAAGCTGATCCATGTCATACCACATGAACATCCCATTTCGAGGATTGAAGATCACACGAAGTTTCTGGGGGTAGTTTTGGACATTTGGATTGTGGGATGAGAACCGAGTCGTGTCAGTTCCGTGAATCCTCAAGTCGGTATATAACATCCCATTGACCGCTAGAGCCGGTTTCTTTTTCGTGCCGATGATAGGATCAAGGAACGTCGATTTCTGTTTCTCGATCTCTCGATACTTCAGCATCAGATCAATAAACGGATGAGGAGACCTGGCTTGGAGTGTCTTCAGAACGTCTTCTTTCGTGCTCCGGTTTTCGACTTGAGGGAGTTTCAAAACGTCGAACAAGAGCCTGGCGACTTGCATATGGGATCGTAAGTTTGTCGGGCCGTAGTCTTTCGCCACAGACTGTTCGAGGTCAGCCAGTTCTTTCTCGATGTCCCCCTGGCGTCGTTTGATTTCTTCATAGTCTATTCCTAGACCATGAGACCTCATCCTGGCGACATGGGGAATGAGAAAGTTCTCTAGTTGAAATGTAGGCCAGAGCCCAGGGAGCCCACTGAATTTGTCGAGACAGTATCGGTACAACAAAGTATTTGCATCAAGGTCTCCGAGGTTATATTCCATGAGTTCTTTTACATCGGCGTCCTGGGTGTCACCTATGTCCCACCATGCCCGCATGTCGAACCACCAGGGCTCCATGCCAAGATATATCCCCCAGGGCTTGAGACCGAATCGGGTCTCCCACGGATTGATATTCCGCAGAGCAATATAGGTGTCAAAGAACTCGGTGTGTGGGAACGTAAATCCGCTGTTCTGGAGTACACCGATGTCATGCACAAGGTTGTGGCCAATGATCCTACCGTGATAATTCTCGAACATCTCAATCAGTTTGTCTCGCCGTGAAAAGTCAGTTATGATGTTATGATCGATGACGTAGCACTGTCGGCCTTCTTCGATGTCTTTACTGAAGCCGTCTTCGTCATTCAAAACCCGGATGCCGATGCAGACTACCCGGAGATGCAGGCTGTTGTTCTCGTTCTTTTGAGTCTCGATGTCGAGTACGAGTTCATTCATGGCTGGCCTCTCCCTCCTTATAGCCTCTGGTATAGCCAGCGTCATCAGCATCGTCAAGACATTTTGAACAGGGTTCTACGGTCACCTGTGGCGTGTGTCGTCTCAAACTGTCCCGTGTGCTGCTTTTGTTGCACAGCCCCGCACCGCACTTTTCACAAAGCACTTCAAACTCTAAGACGAAACTCGGCATCACTTTACCCCTTTATTTATGAGTTCGACCAGGACATCACCGTGGCATGGTTTTGGAGCACAAAAACATCCGAGACGTTTACCCTTGAGTTCTGACAACGCTTGGATAAGATCAAGGTCAGCAAGAATCCACGCCATATATTTACAAATGACTTGGCCTCTCGTTCCGTCTTGTCCTATTTTGAATGGGTTGCCCCATTTACTGCCACGTCCTATGTAAACGTCATAGGCATTGGTTCTGATGTTGACGACCGTTGTTACCTTATCGCCCATCGAATCGCCCTTTCGATATCCACAAGAATCTGCTTCGAGTGATTGTACAGGAAATATGCCGGGTGCCAGGTCGTCATACACAAGTGATCGAGGTACTTGACAGGCTCCCCGATCATGGTCTGCATCTTCAGCTTTTTGTGATTGACGGCGTGAGCCGCTGTCGCACCGAGCAACACAGCTTTCCGGCCTTTGAAGTTCTTGATCTCGTCATCGAGGTATGCTTCTCGACACGCATTGATCGCCTCGACTGTCGGAGTCTCATTGCCTTGGCCGGGCCAACACTTCACGGCATTGGTAATGTAAGGCAGGGCCGATCCAGGCAGTCTCAACCCCAGGCTTGCGATCACGCCTGACATTGACTTACGCAAGACCTGACCGGCCCGCCCAAGAAAAGGCTGCTTAGGATTTGCATGGGCCTCATCGTATCCAGGGGCTTCTCCTATCAGCATCCACTTCGGATTGATAGTCTCTTGGATCGAGGGAACGAAGAACCCCGCCAAGTGACTTCCCCGGAGTGGGCAGGAGTCACACGGCTTTCTCCAGGTATCGGGCAGTATTGGGTCAGCCATTTGATACAGCCCAAGCAATCAAGAGAATCGCACATATTATAGCCAACACATTAAAAAGTATGTTTTCTATCATGGTGTTTTCCCTTTTGGTTTTGGGATGTCGTCACAGAAATAAACTGACACCATCCCTTTAGCTTTGATTTTGACACAGTCTTTCTCACGAAGGATATCAGGCTTATGGACACAGCCGACCAGTATCAGCCAGAGACAAACGCCTATCCCAAACCAAAGTAAAGCCTTGATGTCAAACCAGTCCCAATTCATGGCTGCACGTCCTCTCCATTTCCGCCCATCCACTGAAGTTCTATCAAACCGCTTGTGTACCATGTTTCACACGCCATACACACTCCGGCTTTGATGACATGAGTCCCATGATTGTGCAGATAAAGCATCCCACCACATTTGGAGCAGAGATGTACGGCTTTCTGGATAAAGTCGTTGGCTATGACTCCGGCCATTCCGCTGATTGTCTCGTCAAGCATTTCTTGTTCGGTCATACAATGTCCCATGATCTTAGGATACCACCTAACTGAGCCGGTGTCAAATCTGCGGGATCACCGGATACCAGGGGAATAACAAGTGTCCGCTGCACTCCTAGACGCCGCTGGATATCAAAGGCATGATCCAAGGCGTCTGCATCGAGCATGACAACAAATCTTTCACCGGACTTGAGCACTGTATCGATCTTTGCCTGGTCTGGGGTAGAGCCGATCAATGCTATTGTAGGCAAGAACTGGGACAGCCTGATACCGTCTGGAATGCCTTCGACTATGCCGATCAACGGATAACGCATTGGAGCTACGACAGGGTGTTGAAGGCCAGGAGTATTCCAAGACTTTTGGTGCCAAGACTTCCATACCACGCCGGTAGGATCAACGTCTTCAGTCCTGGAACTCAGATACTTAGTCTTGTGAGTTCCTTTCCATGCCCGTAACTGAGACATGATCTCACGCCCATTCTCATCAAGTACAGGAAAGACGATCCAGTTCACACTCGGAGTAAACTTGCTTATTGCCAAATGTACTCCGTAAACCCCTAGTTGTATCGGGACAATGTTCCATTTTAGACCAATGTCTTTCACATCTTGAGCCGATAGATGAGCATAGAACACTTCAAGTTCTTTAGCTTTCAGCTTACTGTCAAGTAAGCCACTACCGAAGTTTTCTCTGTTACCACATCCAAAACAGTAACTACCGTTTTCAAAGACCTCTTTGTAATCTTTTCCACAGTTGTTACAGATCATAGGTCTTCCTTTCTGTCACCAAAGGTGACTAAGTATTATTATATTATATATTATATACAGCATTCAACCTTGGTAGAGTGGTTCTTGTTGAACCATGAACCTGATAGAACAGTTGTCCCAGTCAAGGACGACAGGGAATTCTTGCTGTCTTATACGTCTTCCTCGTCCTTTGGTGATGATAAACTTAGCCTGACCTGACGGCCTTTGCCAATCTTCCTGAGCAAGCATGATGATTATATCAGCGTTGGCGGCCTTTCCGACTTTACTTCCCGCAAGGTTTCGGTTTGTGATGAATGACTTTCCCCAGGAGTCTACATCGGTCTGTGATGCAGTCATAACCAGGAGATTATGTTTGTTCGCCATGCGTCTAAGGTCTCTGGTGATGTTCTCAAGCCTGATGACTTTGTCTTCATGCTCTGAGTGTACGATGTCCATGTAGTCCACGATGACCAGTGGTGGACGTGGTATCAACGTGTTCCCAGTAAGTCTTGCTTCTTCTTGTATACTTTGATAGTATTTCAGAAAGATTTTGTTGATGTACTTCGACACAGTCGGGACAGTGGTAGGCCCTGAATTGGAGTCGAGCAAGAACAAGTGACCCGGAGTCTCTTTGACCCCCAGAGCCTTTTGATAATACCCGTGGACATCGTGGGCAAGGTCTTCGAGGATGACATGGAGAACCGGATGACCCTGAGACACAGCCCATGCCCCGAATGTCGTCAGAGTGTGTGTCTTCCCGCCCCACGGCGGGCTCCCGATGATACATAACTCCCCACAAGACATTCCGCCTTCAAGGGCGGCAGACATAGGCCCACAGTCAATCGGGTAACGTGGCCGGATGTACCCGTTCCCTTGGTACAATTTTAAATCTGAAGATACCGGAAGATCACGACCTACTCCGGGCATAGTGGATTCGATTTCACTGATCGTAAGCAGTTTTGGAGAGTTCAACCGCTTGGCCAGTGAGAGTTGAACTTCGTTCAGCTTACATCGGACAGCGAAATCTTCAAGAGATGCTTCAGCCAATGGTAAGTCCATGACCTCCGGTAGATGTAAAAGTTCCAACGGGATATCCCCCGTGCTCTTTTCGTGTAGACCGGACATAGTTTCATAGACCTTCCGGGACTCCATGTCCGAAAAGTATCCCGGAGCTATAGAGGATTTGTATTTATAATACATAGACTTGCGACACAGACACGACAGCAATAGCCTTTCATTGAGCATGGTGTACCTCCATTCTCTAAGTCTAGCACAAACCTTGACAGGATGCAAGTCTTGTGCTAAACTAAGATTGAGGCATAGGAAAGACCGATTGCATGTCGGCCCGTATAGCGGAAAGTCCCGAAGCCGGTGCAACGTCCTTCGGGCTCTATGCCTCATGGACTCATGGAGAACTTATGTCAAACATCATAGCTCGTACCATCAAGCGGTCAAGGATCGATCACCTTGAGCTCAGGGTTGCAGCCCTAGAGAATGCACTTCGTCTGACTCTGGCATACCTACACAAGAAAGATAATGAGCCGGGCAAACTGATAGTGTCTCCTTCCAAGGGGGGCATAAAACTTGATCTAAGCAGCCTCACAACAAAAAAATAGGAGGGAACATGAAGCGTGTGGTATTGTCATTGTTAAAAAAGGCGGTGGAATCTGACTTGTCAGCGACAGAGCACACAACATTGATGGAAAGGTCTGACTGGTGGTCACAGTCTGCCCTCGGTGAGAACCGAGCGGCCTTGAAGCGGAAAGGGTACAGATTTTATGGTAGCATACCCAAGGCCCAAAAGTTGATCTACCTGGACAGCCGTTTTACTAAACTCGTTAGCCAAAAGGCTTACAGTTCGGCCTTAGCGATATACAACCAAATCCGCAGGCTGGCCAAGAATCCAGGATACAAAGTCGGCAGGCCAGAAAAGCAGGCTTTGTACCAAATCCGACCTCGATAGGCCCCTATGGAATACGATTCTCTTGGAAAACTTGTGACCAAGGTATTGACCAAACATGGGCGCATGGACTTATTGACTGAGTGCATGACGCCCGTGTCTCGGTCTGTCACTGTGACTCTGCCTAAGATCATGTGGAAAGGGCTTGAAACGAGCCCCGACATCAACCATGCGATCTCTGACGGGTTCTATTCACTCCTAGCTGAAGACCCTGTACTTTATTCGATGTTGCTGACCATAGGAACTTACTCGATCTTAGCAGAAAAGTCTTCCGAGCAAGTACCCCAGGGCCATGAGTCCGGCGGCCAGGACAACCAGGACGGCCAGACCGGCCCATAGCCAAGGGAAATCCGCTTTCCAATTTGTTGCGTACAGGCTCCTCATTCTTTACCCCTTTTTCTGTCATACTTTCCCCGTTGGTCAATCTTCTCCACGATCCTGACCGGCGTGTGATTGATCCAGACCGTATAGGAGCACTGTACACAGCGGTAGGATGGAACCTTGTTGCTCTCGGTAAAGACCCACTGGAACCAGGCCAGGCCCCCGCACTTTGGGCATTCAATAATCGTCTCCATAGTCCCTCCTTAGATTACGTCTTCTAGCCTGATCCCTCGATCAAAGTCGGTCAAGGAATAGGCGCATTCGTCACAGGTGAATTGACCGTCATCGTCTTTATAGATTTCCGCACCTGGAGCAAATCTCTGACAATGGCGGCAAAGGAACAATCGATATGCCGCCGGGGTCATCTTGAAATACCATCCGAGAATGTCCCCTGTTGCCTTTCTGAGACTGACCAGGTCGTATTCAAAATGCTCGTTAAGGACTTTTGACTGTAGTACCCCGTCAACAAAGTCCCGGACTTCTTGAAGCAGCTTAATAGTGTTACGGTTTTCCACGTCTTCCTCCTTTCCGTTTTTTGAAGCGGGGCCAGTCTTTGACCACGGGCATAAACTCTCTCCGTAGTCTCCTAAGTCTCTGCATAGGTTCTCGATTAGCCTCTTTTGTGATCCGCCTCAATATTTCTCTATAACTTTGCATGGATTCTCCTTGAGACATTTGACATAGGGCTCGAACAGTTCCAGGCCCCTCAGTGACACTTCTAGTCTCAGGGCCGTGTTGATGACGGCCAGTCTTTTCAGTTCAAGGTACATCGCCTTGACATTCTCTAATACCTCTTGAGTCGTCATAGGTTTTTGTGGCATAGACCCTCCTATAGTTTCAACAGACCGTAGCCTGTGAGAATCACCACGGCCAGAATCCAGAGATACCCGGCATATTCTATTGGCACGTCTTACCTCCTTTCGGGTTGTGAGAAAAGCAAGTAAACCGCTAAGGCAACGGGGGAATACACGATCACCATAGGATCGAAGCCCCCCAGAGCCCACAGGACTAGAATCCAGCCCGTGAATCCAAGAGTGGCGTCTTTCATTATCTTCCCCTCCTTTCTGCCTCTTTCTGGGCAGCTATAGCCCGATTTATAAGACTAAGGTATTCAACCGGGCTAAGACCATAGTACCGCTGCCTGTAGGTCTTCTTTTCGAGTCCCGGCAGTTTTGTATAGCCGGTGTAGGTCAACCCCTCCTCACTTAACCACTTCCTAAAGAAAAGTTTTGTCCCCGCCATTTTTTCCTCCTTAGTTGTGACGGTATGCTACCGTCGGAATAAAACCGAGCTCGTCCTGTAGTTCCTGTGAACTGTTGGTCACGTCAAGCTCACTCCCATCATAGTGACCCCAAGTCTCTTCTGGTATATCCAGGTGCAAGTCTAGCCAATCCTCAAGGCTCTTGACTTGTGAGTTACCCGGCCCGGCATATTGACCAAGACCCCACTTGACCAGAGTATCTTCTCCTACCATGCAAGTAAACTCTTTCGAGTCGTTTGTGGCCATTTCACTCCAATAGTCACGGGCCGCCACTCCTGCCGCCTCGGTGTCTTCTGCTACATACCATTCAAGACGTCCGGCCCGGATCAACTTCAGGTGCCCGTAACTCATTACTTCGTCGATATCGTATACTTCACCTTCAATTGTTGCCTCCATCGGTATCCTCCTCTTTTGGGTTGTCTTTTGCATAGAGTTTTAAAATCTCTCCTGCTACCGTCTTGGGCCCGGTCGATTCTTTCCATCGCTTAGACCCCGGAACACACCGCCGGTGCCTGTACATCTCTTGACCGATATAGACCGGGTTACTTCTGATTCTCTGTGTACAGTAAACACACTGGACATTTACGGGCGGTGTTATGCTGCCTTTTGATCTTTCTTTCAAGGTCTCTGCCTCCTTTCCATGTCCTCACTATACGGTATCTTATCCCCTCCATGTTCAGAGCTCTGAGGAGTTTTGACCCGTGCCCGGCTCGGTGTCTTTCAAGCCGCTTGTCCGGGTCTTCTCCCTCTGTAAACCCTACATAATGCCGGGCATGATGCAAAGCCCGGTCGAAGTGGATTAAGTATACCACAGGTCACCTAGACGGTCTGTAAGTCTAGGGATTCAGTCTTCCTGAACTCGACCCAATGGGATTCAAAAAACCAAACACGTCTACCGTCTTCAAATTGATAGTTCCTAAACCCGTAAATGTAACCGATGTGAACTGCCTCCTTTCCCTCCATGTCACAATACATCTTAGATTTTTTGTGATCCCCATAGGTGTCTTTCAAGTATGCCTTAGCCTCTGTCACCGATCCGAAAGACTTAGTCTCGATGTCATAGCATGAGTATTGCTTTTCCCTCATGCTCTTACCCGTTTTGGTGATAATCAGTTGAATCATGGTATTTATCCTCCTTGTGGTGGTGGATGTAGAAAAACTTTTGCTTGATCGACCCATTTTGACCCGGTGCCTAGTTTTGGTTGTACTTTTAACTGCAAGCGACCGTACACCGACCGAATATTCAGGATCACAACCCGGACTGAAAAGTCTTCGCCAACAGTGTAAAGACCTTCTTGTCCTATCAAGTCCATCGTCTCTTTGACCATGTGCGCCTCCTATGCGTGATAAAAGTTATCCTCGGTATAGCGTTTCAAACAGTCTGCTACTCTGAAGACTTGACCGTCCGGGAATAATCCGTCACGGTCGTATGTGTCGAAGTCATTTAGAAAGGCTAAGTCATCCTCAAATCCACTTGCGTCAACCCAGATTTCTACATCCTCCGGGCCGATGTACCAGTCAAGCCGCTGTAAGATTCTCAGTTCGTCATCGGTGCATTCTCCCGGATCGACCCTCGTTAGTTCCACAAAATGCTTAGGTATTGTGTCACCGTATTGATCTTTCATAGTCCCTCCTTAGAGTTTACTGCTAACCTGATAAATTAGCAGTCTTGACAATCGCACGCCTCCCCCATGTATTGAGGGAATATCTGACTCCCTATGTTACGATAAAACGTCTCAGGATAGTTCGACTCAAATCCGTCTTTCCCTCGGTAGGATGCAAAGGAACTGTGGAGAATAGCCTCCGGGAACCTTTTGAATATCTCTACCATGACATTTCGGTGACCGTGCCAACAAACACAATTGAGACGTCTTTCGCTGTGTAATCCCTCGAAAGTATAGCACCGTGATACTCGGTGGAATTTGTCTTTCCCGGATGCAAGTCTCAATGTGAAAGACAACCATTCGTGACGTCTTTCAAATCCCTGACCCCGTGCCCGGCTTGACCATGCACCGGAATATAGTTTTAAGGTCGTCTTATCCCTTTTGTTGACGGTCTTCAAGACGTCTTGTAACTGGTTTAGTGTCAATCCCTTTAGTCGCATTTTACCCCTCCATTTAAATTGTAGTCGTATGCGTCGATCACTTCGATAGCCTCGATCAATGCTTCGCTGTCATAGTCCGGGTCATACCCCGTGCCTTTCGTCTCAAGTAACACTAGCAGTCTTTCTTTGATCTCAGATATTCTCATGTCTCCTCCGTTATCTGTGGACATCCGGGCTCATGGAATCCGTAGCAGTCCACTATACCACAGTCTACGCATGCCTGACATTCACACATTACATTACCCCTACCGTCACACGTCCAGGAGTCATCAGACCCGCAAAAGTAGCACGGGCCGGGTGTGACGTTTTTCCATCCTGTGAATACAGTCTCCATTTACTCCTCCTTGATTAAAGGTAACACAGCCGGGGAATGTTCTGTAAAAAGTAGCAGCGTACCGTCCGGGAATCCGTAACCCTCTATTTTGTCCGGGGTCTCCCCGAACCAGTTCATAACTGGGAGACGGTGCTCCTCGGATGTGACCCCTCTTGTATTCTTTATGTCTCCATGTCCACTTGAAAACTCCTCTTTGAAGACAAAGGGAATACCCCTATCACTTGCTGCCTTTGCCGCCTCGAACCTGTTACCTTTAACTATTAGCGTCAACGTGCCCATGTCTCCCTCCTTGTTAGATTACTTGACCGATCAACAAGAGATGCAATGCCTATGCCAACTATTTTTGGGGCCAAATAATTGAAATCATTAGGTGTATCAAATTGATACACTGTGTAAATAGGAAGCAAAGTACATAATAAGGTGACAGAATTTGTCAATGTGAGTAAATCCGGGGAGTTCAGGTTCCTATATAATACTATACTGTATCTTAGCATGATACCGACCGACTAAAAGGAGGGAGTAATATTGTCTCCTCACACACATGAATGAAATGTACGTTTTTGTACACGACAGTGTACGAAACTGTACAAGAGTATATGCAAGCTCCGTGCCATGTATTCCCAGGGGCCGGGCACGGTAGTTGCAAGGGTTCACCACTGGCCATGCAATACTTATGCCACCGGACGGCACGGATTATGCAACAGCTTGTGGTGTACAAATCCGAACACACTGTACAAAAACGGGCACATAGGGGCATAGGGGCCATTGGAGTTGTGTAAAAGTGTAATATTACCCTCACAAACTGAGTCTCAAATCTCGATATAGGGTGCTCAGGGGGCTAGACAACTCCTGGGTAAATCTTGTTATCAAATTGATAACGATGACACATCGGCTTACACCGGCTATTTGGCCAGCCCGGACTTGACAAGAAAGGTACTTTACTGCCTGTTTCGGCCATAAACGCCCCGTTCTGGAAATCCGGCAAAACTTTCTTTGTGTTCAAAATCGTACACTTAGGGCTTCTCCTTGAAAAAACTTTCCTGGATTGACAAATTCTGTGATATACTTAGAATTGAGGGGAGTACACTTTGGGCAGACATCGAATGGCAGTCGAGCTAAAAGGAGAAGACCGATGGGTCACGCTAAGTAAACCGCAGGCCGCACTCTTGGCGCAACTCAGAAAACCTGAGTCTGTGTCCATGACTATCGAAGAAATCTGCAAACGGGCCGGGGTGTCCCCACCGACTTACTACCGGCACATGAAGAACGAGGACTTCGCCAAGGCGATTCGACAAGAGTTCAGGGCTGTGATGAACGGGAGTCTACTCAGCGTCGGCCAGCACGTCGTCGATATGGCAAAGACTGAAAGTAAGAGTCATCACTGGGCCAAGATGGTTATGGAGATGGGCGACGTCTACACCCCCGGTGGGAAAGCCCATCAGAGCCCGACTCATATCAATCTCCAGGTCAACCTCGGTATCGAACGCCCGGTATTCAACGAGAACTCCCAGGGCATCAGGGCGACAGTGACTACAGAACCTACGGAACCTTCGGTAAAGGAGTTAGACGCTGAATTCACGCAGGATGCCGAGCCCCGATCCCCGGACTTTGTCCTGGAGTCAGTCAATGGCACTGATGTTCAGTAGACCGGAAGACTTTGAATTCACAGCGAGGTACGTCCCATGTTTGGACGAGGACTTTTTAAGTTATTTCGGAAGGATGACGTTCGGTGCTGTAAGCCAGCACAAGAGCCGGTCGTCTTACTCCAGCCAAGGACAGGGAGCAGGCCGCTTAGACTCTTGATTTGGGGTGCAGGCATTGTTATTCTGGCCACGATGCTATTCTCTACTACGTTCAATTTTAGAGTCAATGTCGTCTTTGATTATATCGGGCCACAGTATTTCAACCACATGATGAAGCAGAAGATGTTTGACAAGATGTTCGGAGACAGAACGGAGAGGGCATGAATGTCACTCTCGACTATACTCCGACCTGTGACGCCATACGAGAGTTCCATGCCTCTGCGGAAAGAGACCGCTGCCTCACAGGCGGGTTCGGCTCCGGGAAGACTCACGCCGCTGTTGCCGAGGCGATTATGCTCGGCATCGAATACCCCGGAAATGAAATCGATGTCTGCCGAAAGACGTTCGGGGAACTCGACAGAAGTACCAGGCCGACGTTTGAAGAACTTCTCCCGAAAGAAATCATAAAGCGGCCTTATTCGTCCGGGGATCACCAGATTCATCTCATCAACGGGACACGGATTCAGTTCTTTCCCCTCGATGAGCGAGAGAAGATCAAGTCTCTAAACGCCGGTGTGATCCTGATAGATGAAGCATCAGAAGTCGATGAATCGACGTTTCTGATGCTCCGGGCTAGACTCCGGCGGCCAGTATCCCGTCGGTGTTGTTTGGTCGCAAGCAACCCGACGTTCAAGAATCATTGGATGTACAAATGGTTTGGCGAACGGCAGTTCCCAGGAAGATTTCACAGAAAACTGAGCACTTATGACAATCCTTATTTGCCCAAAGATTACGTCGAAGACCTGGAGCGAATACTTCCTCCAGACTTATTTAAAGTCTATGTCCTCGGAGAATGGGGGGTCGTTGTCTTTGGGGAGCGGGTTTACGTCGAATTCGGGCCGAGCCTGCATCTCGGAAAAGTCCAGTACAACCCGGACTATCCGATCTTGAGAGGATGGGACTTTGGGTACAAATTCCCGGCGGTCATGTTCGCCCAGATCGACAACAAAGAACGGATCAAGTTTCTCGCTGAGATTATGGGAAAGAACATCCTCATCGACAATTTCGGAGATGACGTACTCAGGCTTGGGGAGCGTCTGTGGGGCAAAGATGTCAAATATGAAGACTACGGAGACCCTGCCGGAAATCATAAAGACCCTAGAGGCGTCGTGGAAGAAACTGCGATTCAAGTCTTGAGAAACAAGTTCAACATCACTGTCCATCACAGAGACACCCCTCTGTCTCATGGTCTAGGACTTGTGAGACGCAAGTTCGGTCAAAACATCGAGGGTCAACCGGCAATCCAGATCGACGATACCCGGTGTCCGATCTTCGTAGAAGGTTTGTCAGGTGGGTATTCTTGTAAGCAGAACAAAGACGGGAGTTATCTCCAGGACGAACCGAGGGAAGACGGATACTTCGAGCACGTCCAGGACGCAGCCCGGTCTATCTTGGTCAACAAGTTTTACTACGACATGAGGAAGTACGAAACGATGAAACGTGGGCTTTCTCCATACAAGCCTGCGTTTGAAGGTTGTAGTTGGTGAGGTAATCTGTTGTGGCATACGAACCAAAACCAGTGACTCCAGGAGATACAGCACCATCGCCTCCGACTCCGGTACAGGAGCAGGCTCCTCCTAAGCCCGGCGAAAAGCCGTTGGCTATGAAGTACCTGATGGAATTGTTCGAGGAGTACGACAAAGAGCGGCGTCAGCGGGAGCCCGCATGGAACCGTTGGTCGGCTGCGTTCAGGGGAGTGTTCTTCGGACACAAAGGCCGTGCGGCTGAAGATGGAACCCACGGTAAAAAAGTAGAAGAAGACTTCAAGTCCCGGTTGTTCGTCAACCAGACAAAGAACGTCATCGTCACGGCAGTCAGCAACGTGATGTCGATACTGTTCCAACGTACTCCGCCTTTTACGGTCATCGGATTTGGAACAAACCTTAACGAAGAAGTCTCGAAGCTGATCCAACAGGTCGTCTGGTTTTTTATGACGATGTCTCGGTTCCAGATCAAGGCCCGGAAATATGTGACCCAGTGTGCTATCTACGGGACGACTTTCGCCAAAGTCTTTATGGACAGAGTCCAACACACGAACATCGGTATCGAGCCAACGCTGTCTGAACTAGATAAGACTCCACTGGGATTTGAGCGGAAAGTCGTTGTGTCTGAACTTCCGTTTGTGAAATGGGACACGGTTGATATCTATGACATCTGGGACGATCAAGCTGTCAACGATCATACGGACTGGGGCCGGGGACTGTTTCATCGTGTTTTTAGAAGTGAGCATTATGTCAAGTTCAAGATCGACCGGGGATTGTTCCGAAACATAGACATTTCTAAGTACACGAAGCAGTCGCCAGCGGATGGTAGAGACCTTCGCCGGAGTATCATCGGGCTGAACCCGATTAAGCGGGGAGACCTCCAGTTGTTCGAGTTCTGGGGTAAACTTCCTCCTGACGAGGCCAAGAGTGTCGGCATCGAAGCTGCACCGGAAGAATGGGAAGTCCCTGCGTACTGTCTTATGATTGGTACAGGGGGAAAGCCTGAAGACTACCTCTTGGCCAGGAGAAACAGTAATCCCGGCCATTTCATTCCGTTTGTCAGAGATATTTGGGAAGACACCGGAGAAGGCCCAAGCGGACGAGGAATTCCTGAAAACGTCCAAGGCCCTCAGACAGCACTTAATGTCACGATCAATACCAGGCTTGATAACAAAGCGACAGCGATTCAACAGATTATCGGTGTCGTCATGGATGCAATCGAAGACCCGGACGACCTGAAGTTCAAGCAGAACTGGGTCATTCGATTCAAGGAGGGAATGGGGGACATCAGACAAAAGCTGATGGCCTTGAATGTCCCGGACATTACCCAGAACGCTTATCTCGAAGCCAAAGAGTTCGAGAGGATGATCGAAGAACAATCAGGGATCGTCAAGTACGTCCAGGGAACAGAGAGCTACGGGTCTAACAGAACGGCAGGAGGGATCGCCACTGTTTATCAGGCGGCAAGCAAATTCATCCGAGACATTTCTTCACAGATCGAGTTGAACTTGATCGGAGATTCCGCCAGGCTGATCTACAAAATGGCGTTGTCATATATGCCCAACGAGTTCCTGATTTTGTTGACAGACGAACCTATGGCCCCGGTGTACCGGCAAGTCGCCTTGGACAAAATGGCAATGGATGTAGACTTTATCCCAATGGGTGTCCAGGGCCTCGGAATGAAAGAGATCGAAACGTCACAAATGGTACAGTTCGCTACGGCGACAAATAATCCAATCGATCTCCAGATCACCGGGATGGATGGCAGACGTGAACTTCTTCACACTATCATAACGAACTTAGGATGGCGAAATGCCGATAAAATTATTCCTAAGCAACCTACTACTCCGGCTATGCCGCAAGTCCCAGGGCAAGGACTTACTCTCCCTGAAGGCGGACAGCCAGGAGCAGGAGCCCCGCCAGCAACTATCGAAGGAGTCCTACAAGGACTTCCACGCTAGACCTGGTCGGAGAGACAAAAAGATTACTCTTGAGGGTGTCAAGTATTTGATGTCCGTCAAAGAATGGGACGATCTCGAAGACTACCTCAAGGATAAACTGACTCTGGTTCAGATCGAACTAGAGTCGTGTAGTGCAGAACCGGCGGCCTTTAACCTCTTTGAATTACGAGGCAAGGCTCAAGTTCTTAGGCAACTCATAAACTTAAAGGCTCACCTTCAACGGGTGACAACCAAGGAGACAATCGATGGCTGATCCACAAAATCAGGCCCCGCAAGGGACACCTGGAGCACAGCCGGTAACCCCGGCTCCTCAACCTATAGGAACAGGCGCACAACCGTTTACGGCTCCCGCCTCAATTCCGCAAGGATTGGAAAAGTTTGCTTCTGATGGTAAACTGGATTCCGGTAAAGTAGGACAAGCGTACCTCGATTCAGAGAGACGCCTCCGAAGCATGGAGTCAGAACTTCAGAAACAAGGAAAAACAATTGAGGCTCTTTCATCCACTAAACCCATTGCACCGGCAGGCAGCCCGGAGCAAGTCACAGAACAGCAATTGAAACAGTTCGTGACTGATCCTGAAGGCTTCATATCTGATGTACTGGGCCGTGTATCGGAGCCTGTTCAACAACAACTCAACACTGTCGCCATAGTATCGGCTCATCCTGAATTCAAGGATGACAAGTTCAAGGTGGGTTTCTTTGAGTGGTATGATGCTCAACCAGAAACAGTCCGAGAACTTGACAAAACCTTTGATGGGTCTGATTATCTAATCAAACTCTACAAAGAGCGTGTCGGGATCAAGGCTCAGGCTTCAACGACTCCACCTGTTTCACCGCATGTCGAAACTCCAACTGGAGCGAAACCGAATTATGCGGGTGTCAGATTCAGCCGGAGTGCAATGAAGTCTCTGAGTTTGACCAATCCTCAACAGTATGGGACTTTGTATCCTGAATACGAGAAAGCCTGGAGAGAAGGCCGGGTCGATGCGTAAGACAGTGTAAAGGTAGGGAACTCCAATGGCTGATTTTACATCAACAACTCACGCAGTCTACGTCCAGGAAATCTGGAGCGACGAAGTCCAAGTGAGTTTCGAGGCCAAACTCACCGTGGCCGACGCAGTTCTGGTCACCAATGAGGTAGGCAAAGGGAACTCAAAGGGTGATGTTCTTCATCGTCCTAAAGTGTCTGATGTTCAAGCCCAGGATATCACGGATAATGCCGATATCGTAGGCGAGGCGAACACTGAAGGAGAGGCGACTGTCACTCTCAACAAAAAGAAACACGCCAGCGTGTATATCCAAAAGCACCTGGTCAACAACCTGTCCAAGTATGATCTCCGGGCTCCGTACACCAAGAAGATCGGGTTTGCGCTTGCCAAGAGAATGAACCTGGACGTGATCGCAACCATCGAAGGTATTGCCTCCCCCAACACGGTAGGAACCATCGATGCTGCCGCAACCGATGTGACTGACGCATACATCACTTCGGCAATGGCCGTCCTGGACGGTTTCGATATCCCAGAGGAAGACCGGAGCCTCCACTTCTACCCCGATCAGAGGGCCGCTGCCCTATTGATCGACAGATTCAGCCGGTATGACGCAATGGGTATGCAGAATACCCCGATCCAGACTGGCCGAGTCATCAACATCTACGGGATGCCCACAAAGTTCAGTTCGATCCTGACACAACTAGGTTCTTCCCCCAACTTCTACCGGAACGGGTTCCTGCTTCACAAGGAATGCGTGTGGCTTGCCAAACCCGCAGAACAAGACCTTGAGTTCAACTATGTTCCTCGCAGGAAGTCGTGGTTGCTCTCCGGGGATTTGCTCTACGGTTCAAACTCATTCCGTGGAAACACTTGCTTCGTGATAATCTACACCGACAACTAATCGGGTAGAACGAGGCAATAACCTATAGGCACCTAACAAACCCGTCCCGTGGTGATCCCACGGGGCGGGGATAAGGAGAACAACATGCTTTACGCAGACCTCAAGGTCTACGTCAAATCGCTGAATCCAGCCGAAGTTGCGGCGAACACGACTGTTGAACAGGATTTCACTGTATCGGGTGTGACTGTTCAGGACATCATATTGGCGTTTTCTAAGCCGACGGCGAGTGCCGGGCTTGGAATTGTCAATGTTCGTGTCAAAGCGACTGACACAATTTCAGTGACTTTTGTGAATGCCACGGCGGCACCAATCAATGCCGGTGCGGAGAATTACACAATCGTCACCGCACGTTCAAAGAGCACGACACCAACTGACGGAGACACGTTATAAACACGGGGGGCTTCGGCCCTCCTAAGAACTAATAACAGGAGAAAGTCATGGCTGAAAGATATCATTTAAACCATCCGTTCCTTTTGAGTCAAAGCGGGGTGACTAACGGTCACTGGATATCGTTTGAACGATTCCGGCGATTCAGTGTACACGTCCTGGGTATGTTGGCTGGAGACATTGTCAAAGCCTTCGGCTCCAATGAACCGACTCAGCCCGCAGCGACCGGCGGAATTGTCTTGGCAAGCATAACAGCCGATTCGCTGATTGACAGTGATACTCCGCTTAAATGGCTAAGAGTGGCTGTAACCGATGCTACTGGCGGCGGGACTATTTCCGCCTACATGGAAGCAACAGAGTAAGGAGAAAAAAATGTCGATAACCATAGTGCCGTCGAGTAACGCCGTCGTACTAGGCGACAATACCACCAATCCCATGACATCCAACGTCGGAGCATTTGTGTTAGGATGGGATGGTTCAGATTGGGACAGAGTAAAAGTAGCGAACGGTGGAAGACTTCAGGTAGACGTTCTTACTTCACCCGCTGTAGTTTTGAGTGAGCCCGTATCTGTTGATGACAATGGCGGATCGCTAACTGTAGACGATGGGGGCGGAAGTTTAACGATTGATGGAACTGTAGCCATAAGCGGGGGGTCTGTCGATACTGAATTACCCGCTGCTGTTGCGTTGGCTGATGCCGCTGCGAATCCCACTGTTCCCGGTGTTGGTTCATTTTTGATGAATTGGAATGGCAGCACTTGGGATCGTGTCAAAGGAACTTCCAAAGGTCTTTACTTCCAAGGACGCCTTCCAGAACTTGCCGGTACTACACACGGGCCGAATCGAGTCAATGTGACTGCATCCGGTGATACTACACTGGTCGCTGCACCGGGAGCGGGGAACAGTATCTATGTCACAGGACTCATGGTAAACAATTTCGGAACGGCAAAAATCAGAGCATTGGTAAGGGAAGGTGCAGCCGGGACGATTCGTGGCGGAGGAGCCTTGGCAGCGGATGGTGGGGGTCATGTATTGCCATTCGATCCAGCCTGGAAGCTGCCTGCGAATACGGCTTTGGTTGCCAATCTGAGTGGTACGGGGGATGTTGACTACACAGTAGTTTACTATGTAGCGACATCGTAAAAAATGCCTAGAAATGCACGGTGGATCATAAATCCGGTTGTGACGGTCGATGGTATGCGAATGCCCAAAGTCGTTACCATCGAAGACCCAGGAACTCCATTGCGAGACTACGTCGATGACTTTGGTGTTCCGTTTCAAAAACGGAATGTCTACGACCACTCGTCTGCAATTGGTGAGTCGGAGTGGGCTTTGTCATTTGTACGGGGCGTGGATTTCTCTGCAATAGATACCGACCCAGAGTGCATAACTTTAACAGGTGATGACCAAAATCTGAGTCTAAATCAGGATATGTTACCAATAGAACGTAGACTGCAATTGAAAACCGAGATGACAAATCGTGGAATTGATTTCTCTGATTTGCCTGAAAACGCACCTATTTGGAGATGGCTGGAACGTGTTGGAAAGAAAGTGATGCCGGAATTTCAACCAAAAGGAACATGGGTAGGATTATAAATGGCGATACGAGCCGATGATTTTACAGAGGCCAGTACAGTCAGTCTCACAGCACACACTCCGACAGGAGCGAATGCCGGGACGGGATGGACACTTGAAGCGACTGTTAATATCGGAGCCCTTGTTGCTCAAGTAGACGGGGCCGATGATGCTGCAAAGGCCAGTGGAGACCGTGCCGATTCGGGAATGTATTTATCTCTCCAGCCGAATCCCACTGTCGATCAATATGATGTTCAGTTTACGATAACCGCCATAGACAGTAGCTCGGCCAATCATACAGTTGGTTTGATCGGGCGGGGTGACGCCGGAAGTCGTGACAATCTTTATGAGTTCAATATCGGCGGCACAGGGTCTTTTGAGTTATGGAAGCGAGTTGCCGGGGTATCGACTCAACTGGCTTCATTCGCAGGGACGTTGAATGTCAACGACGTTTTTAAGTTGGAAATAAGAACAGCTACCAAAAAAGGTTATGAGAACGGGGTTGAGAGGGTATCAAGTGCAGACAACGCCATTACTCAAGTAGGTCGTGCCGGATTGTGTATTGGAGAAATTGCTGAAGTCGGGAACAACACTCGAACGCTGTGGCGTCTTGACGGCTTTTCTTATACTGAATTTATTACTGGCCCAATAGCAGGATTAAGAACGATGGGACTTACGGGTGTAGGAGTTTAACATGATTAGACCAGTAAAAGGCGGCTACGGAGTCTTCAGTCATACCGGCAGGAGAATGAGTAAACAGCCTATGTCCAAAACCGGAGCGGAACATCGATTGAAGCAGGTCGAGTTTTTCAAGAACTTGAGGAAATCCAAAGGAGGCCCCGGAAGTCTGGCCGCCAAAGTCAAAAACAAAGGTCTTTTGAAAAGAATGAGAGGTATGTGAGGAGGTCAAGATGGCAAAGTCAATGAGGCCCGGAGGGGGCGGTCGTTTTGCTGCACTCAGAGGAAAACTGGCCCGTCGGCCCGATGTAGAAACTCCGGGGGCTTTAACTTCATGGATTGGTCGTAAGAAATACGGCAAGAAGAAGTTTCAACGTATGTCTGTATTAGGGAAGCTACGAAGTAAACGCTGAGGTAGGTCATGGCATTCGGATCATATCGTGGGGCTATCGTAGACCAGTACGGAAATGCTATCTCAGGAGTCACAGTCACAGTTTATCTTGAGGGGACTCTGACTCCTGCGACTCTAGCATCCGACCGGGCTGAGACTGTCCTAGTGAACCCATTTACAAACGAGTCTGACGGCTCGTATGAGTTCTGGGCAAGTACGACAGCCGCATACGACATCGTCTTTTCTAAGTCGGGAGTCACGTTCGACAACACCGACTTTACGGATATTGATGTCACGGGAGCCCTTCCTGACAACTCTGTCACAGGTGCCAAGATCGTAGACCTGTCGATCACTGATATCAAGATCGCAGCCAGCGGGATCACTACACGGTCAAAACTTCCAGTCGCCCTGGCCTATGAAGACGAAGCCAACGTCTTTACAGACAATCAGACGATCACTCATGCTACAGACCCAAAGCTGACTATCACTGACACAACGAGTTCGGTTACTCTTGTTTTGATGTCTGATAATCTTCTTGGTAGAGTCGGAACGACATCAAACCATGACTTCAGAATCCAAGCTGGCGGCGTAGAGAGGGCTCTGGCCAGGGCCACAATAATAAGCAACACAGTCTTTGAGTTCCGGGGTGACGTTGTCGTCAGGGTGACTGGTGGAGCATCACCTGTAGGATTGAAACTTGGTGACAGCGGAGTCTATAGCTTTATTCGTCCAGGATTTGGGCGTGATACCGGGGACTTCATACTTTACTCGTCAAGCGGTATAGCCGCAATGACAATTGATTCGGCTGGCCAAGTCGCAATACCGAATTTTGTCGGTTTCAGCGACATCGGGGCCAAAGTCTATCGCAGCACCCCTATAACCGGACTCAGTCTAGGCACTTTTGTAACTGTACTGTTCGACGGTGAATCATACGATTCTGGGCCTTGTCACGACACGTCTGTCAACACCAGTCGTTTGACGGCTCCTATAACCGGCCAGTATCATTTTACGGCAGTCTTTGGCCGGAAGTCACAGTCTGCGGGGCCAGGAGGGGGTCTAAGTAGTGAGTCGGCCCACATACGGTTCCGCAAGAATGGCTCAAGTAATTTGACTCGATCCGGCGGTGTTATGATCGGGAACGATGGGGAAATATCTGGAATTGTTCATTCCGAAGAACTCTTTCTCAGTGCCGGTGAATACGTCGAAGTCCAGGTCATGGCTTATGGAGACCAAGCCTCCTCCGACCTGTTCAGTTCGTCACCTGTGGCTTATTGCTTGGCAAGCATACGTCTGGTAGGAACTTAGTAGGAACTTAGAGGGTATATGAGTATAGTCATTGGAGTAACAACGACAATCGAAAGTCAAAGTCTGACGCTGGACTTGAACGCCTTGGTAACCAGGGTAGCAAAACTCTTGCGTAGGGATGATCTCAATGACGAAATCACTCAATGGGTAAACTTTGCCCAGAGAGAATTGACCGACAAAGTCGGATTCCCGGAACTTCGTCGGACAGTACAGACCACGATGCTCAACGGGGTTTGGTTCTACGATCTCCCAATAGACTTTACACGGGAAGAAAAGATGTACTGGCTTGATGACACGGTAACACCATCTGTGGGCCGAAATCTTGACCCGTTGCCCCGGAGCTATTACGAGGAAGCTGGAATAGAACCACGTCTCAATGTCTCTGTTCCGACTCCTGGCGAGCCTTTGTATTATCTCATCAGGAAGTTCAGGATACTTACTTACCCGGCGATTAACAAGGCCGACACTAAGTTGCAAATGAGTTACTATCGCCGTCCTACTGATATTTTGTTTGGGACAGACCTTCCATCAATCGAGGAGCGATTCAGACATTATCTAATACCACTGACGTATTACTGGGGGCAAATGTTCCTAGAAAAAGAAGACATCAACAAAATCCTTTATTGGCAACGGAAGTTTGATAAAGTCGTAGCGGAAGTTAAGTACCTGACCGACAGAAAAGAGAACAGAAATCGAACACCGTTCCCGCCACGAACGGGGACTGAATTCTCAGACAGGGTGTATTGATGAGTACAGTGTGGATAGACCTAGACGATGGTACTCTGGTAGGCGTCAATCCGAGTCCGCTGCAAATCGATATTGATGCACTTCAGGTAGAAGTAGACGCACTAGAACTTGAAATTGACAATCTTACTGGCGTCTATTCGGCTCATGCCCACAAACTCAGTGATGGCACGCTAAAGGTGACTCACGCTGATCTTCTCAGTTTGTCCGCAGACGACCATCCTCAGTACCAGAAAGAAACTGACTTTACTGTTGGTTCTGTCCTGTTTCGAGGGGCCTCTGCGATTGCCGAGGATAATAGCAACTTTTTCTGGAACGATATCGTTAAAGGATTGGCTATTGGGACTGCCTCCATAGACCACCGTTTGACAGTCAACATCGGTGCCTTGGCGGTCGATGGTATCGTAGTCAAATCGAACAATGATACTAGCACTCCCCAGGTAAGGATCACGAATAATACGCAGGGAGTGACGCTTCGTGTCCAGGGCAATGACAGCAATAAATTTCATATCTACGATCACTTCGCCAGTGTCAACCGATTGACCATTGACACCGCCGGGCTTACTGGGATCAACGAGTCCTCTCCGACACATTTGTTTACCATCCGCATGAAGGCTACGGAAAACGACTCTTTTGCCCTGCGGTCTGGGATATTAAATTCTCTGCTTCTTACAATGGGTGCCTCCTCGACCGGCGGTGACGGGTCGGTTATGCAGTTGTACTCCGCCGGAGTTTTGAAGATCAAACTCAGGGCCGACGGCGGAAGTTATTTTGTGGATGGGCCTCTTGGGGTAGGTACCTCAAACCCATCAGTCGCTACCAGGATACATGCCGAGCATTCTACTCCTGGGGCTCTTATGACGATCTATGGTCGCCATTCTGACAACACAGACAACGATTCTCATGCTCGACTTGCCCTAGACACCGGGGGTGCGAATGGTGGTGATCCTTACATCAGGCTTTACAACGGAGTCGTATATTGGTCATTTGGTTTAGACAACAGTGATGGTGACAAGTTTAAGCTGTCACGGTTTGTCACTCTTGGATCGTCTGATGTTCTTACCGTAGATTCCGCCGGTAATTTTGGCTTTGGAGTGACATCGCCAGGTGCTAGGATTCATGTGGAACAAGGTGGTGGAGTTGCATTTTTATCAAAGAATACCGGAGCGACCAGCACTCAAGACTTTTTGACGTACTTAGATTCCAGTGCTACCGTCAAATTAAAGCTGCAATATGTCCCTACGACTGGTCTTTGGGCCTTTGGTTATGGCCCCAGTGCAACATCCGGGTTCATATTTGACACAACGACTGGTTTCTTCAATTTTGGTGACACATTCACCCCGACCGTAAAACTCGATGTCGCTAGAGATACCGGCGGCACATGGGGCGCACGGATTTACAACGCACGAAGTACAGACGTGACCAGTCATGCCTTATTGAATATTAGGTCTGGCGGTTCAGGTGGTGGTGATCCACTCATAACATTTCAAGTAGGTGGTGTAACATTCTGGAGTTTGGGGATAGACAACAGTGATTCAGATAATTTCAAAATTTCAGGAGCAGCTACTCTCGGCACAAATGACTATGTCACGATCACACCCGCCGGATTGATCGGGATTGGCGGGGCTCCAAGCTATGCTCTTGATATACTTCCAACAAATGTCGGATTGACTACTCGGATCGCCGTCCGAAATATGGACAACACGAATGGTGCATCTAACGCCATTCTTTTAGCCCAAACTGGCGGAGCAAGCGGTGGTGATCCTATTCTCCAGTTGTACAACGGTGTAAATTTCTGGTCTCTTGGACTAGACAACAGCGACTCCGACAAATTCAAGCTGGCATTCGCCTCTACGCTTGGAGTAACGGACTACCTCATAGTTGATGAGGACGGCAATTTTGGTTTCAATGGATCAAGTTTTGGCGGCGGCGCAAGAGTCCTGTTTCTCTCGGATTCAACTGCTCCAGCCAGCAATCCTACTGGCGGCGGTATATTGTACGTCGAAAGTGGGGCGTTAAAATACCGAGGAAGTAGCGGAACAGTAACCACTATAGCAAGTGCATAATGCAAACTCAAAACCTGACAATTGATAAGTTTTTGGGTCTGGTGACCGGGCGAGACGAAGTCAACGTGCCTCTGGGGGGAACTATATCTTGTGCTGGAATGGCTGTCTACCCGGACAACAGAGTCTCAAGGATACCTGGACTAGACGATCTCGGTACTGTGTCTGGGGCTGAAGGGGCGATTACGGTGTCCTGGGCCGACACGTTTTCCTCGGTCGAGAAACTTATGATCGGGATGTACGACAATTCAGGTGTTGGAAAGATTAGGAACCTGACTGACAGTGCTGATGTCACAGGCCCCGCACTAGGCTCCGGCGAAGACAGCACTTTATTGAGCGGAATTTGGTCTTCGACGTTTTATCTTGGTCAGCGGTATGTCGCCAATGGTGATGACCCGATCCAAGTCATAACTGGGGCGACCACAAGAGTAAACATGCCCGCTACGACTCCACCGCCTACGGCTCGGCTGATCCAGACATATCTCGGTCGGTTGTTCGTCGTCGGTTTGGACTCAAACATTGTCAGTTATTCTGACTCGTTGGATGTCGAATTTCCTACGAATAACAAGCTGAACATCGATGAGGTTCCTGGGTCTGTGACGGCAATGTTTATAAACTCTCCGACTTCATCGGCTCAGACGATTGTAGCAGAACTGGTCTTTGCCAAACGTGGTGGGCTAGTCAAACTGTCTGGAGACCCGGCTGATCCGAGTAGTTCAAAAGACGCCGTGTCCCAGAGTGTGGGATGTATCTCACCGATGACTCCAAAGAATACTGACGCCGGGACGATATTTCTCGGTATCAAAGGCGGGCGTTTCAGTGTCTACGCTTTGAGACTGGGAACTGCCGGGGAACCCGTAGACATAGGGCAAGCCCTGTACGGGATTCTGAATGACGGTAACCTTCAGGACGTTCAACTGAGTACAGCGGTGTTCCATGATGGCTTCTACAAGTTGTTCTTAAAACGTGATGGAGACATCGTCGAAGTCTGGGGAGACATCAGGAGATTTCTTGAGGAACAAGTCATCATCTGGTACGGCGTGCATCAAAGGGGTGTCAAGCAATCTCCGTTAGTCCTTGAGAATGGTGAACTCCGTGTGTTCGAGGTCATTGGTGGATTTGGAACTCACTTCAGAGAAAAGACTCAGAGGGCGACTGGATTTGTAGATGCCGCAGGCGACACGTTTACCGCAGAGTTGGACATACCACTGAATGTCGAACCTGAGTTTGACAACAAATCCTATGACCTCTTAAATCTCAGGATAGCAAGAGAATCGAACGTCAGCGGCAATGCAGTCACAGTCACACGATACTCTGAAGGAGTCCAGATCGGTACGCCAGTAAGTTTCGGGTTGTTTGTTTCAGCAATCGATAAAGGTCACAACGTCAAAATTCCGATCACCGGAGAAAACGGTGCGTCATTGTCTGGTAGATTTGCCAGGGTCAAAGTCCAACAGTTGACCGGGGTAAGATTGGACATAATCAAGTTTGAAGTCCAGTATCTCATCCCGGAAGACAGAAAGATGAAAGAGCCATAATGATTAAAATTCGGTACGGCCTTAAATCTGATCTCCCTTTGGCTTATGAAGCCTATAAGGCGGTAACTCCTGCTGAGAACAAAGAAGAGTCGGCCAAAGGATTTGTACGCTGGCTTGCGACCTCTGACTCGACCAAAAAACTTGTTCTTGTCGCAGAGGTCGATACCGAGGAGGCCGGGATGGTAGTCGTAAGCATCGGGCTCCATCCTTACGAATATCCCTCAGAGTTTGGATTCGTGGATGTGATCTACGTCAAGAAAAAGTTCAGGGATTCTGGTGTTGCTCACGAACTGATATCTAAGGGTAGGGATTGGTTGCAGCAAAACAGAGTCCCGATTGTATACGGGATACACAAACTGGCCAACGACAAGTTTTGGGACTTGGTCAGCGAGACATTCCCTGGAATAAAAAAAGTAGCAAGCATGTACCAAGAGAAATTTATCTATTAAGGAGATTGACATGGGTTTCGCAGCGAAAAGAGCGACACAAACTACTGAGGCAAGGCCGACCCCACTGTGGGCGGGAGCCGCAGAATATTACAAACCGTTGACAGAGCGAATCCAAGAACAGGCCGGGATACTCGGTGGTATGAGAGCCGAAGCAGTCCCGACCGAGGAAGGTCTGTACCAACAGGCTTCTAACAGGCTTCTTCAGGGTATGCGGCCAGGATACGCCAGGAGAGGACTTTTGACATCCGGTGAGGCCCAGGAAGCCGAGACTCGAAAACTTGGAGAACTCGCCACGACATTTGGAGAACGTGCGTTTGAGCGTGGTATAACTCGACGTGGAGCGGAAGCTACGACTCGACAGGCAGGAACAGAGGACTTGCTAAGATTGCTGGCACTTATCCTCGGCCAGCCAACAGCTACCAGTGGGACAACCAAAGGCAAAGAACTGGGTTTTGATATCAGAGCAATGGATATCGCCAAACTTGGTGCCGCCCCATATACTGGGGGAGCAACATTGATGGGGTAAATTATGGCATTACGATTATTGGATGAAGAAACACGACGCCGATTGGAAGACCTTACGGCCAGTGCTGGATTGCCTCGACCTGACAGATTTCAGTCTGTCTCTGGAGAGCTAGGACTTACACCGCCTTCAGACAACAGGATACTAGGTGCTATCCGTGCTGAAACTCCAGAGACACCTTCAGGCTCGATACCAGAACGTCTCAAGTCCATACTGAACATGATTACATCAGTTCCGGGCGGAGTCGCAAAAAATGTAGTCGTCCCTCTTTTGTCCGGGGCTTTGGAGTTGACTGGTCTCCCGACTTACGGCAGGGCTGTAGGCAGAGCTACGGAAGCAGGAAAAGAAAGAGAGTTTGAACGTCAGGCAATATTGGAAGGTCTTAAATCTGGTCTTACTGCTGTTCCTTCCAGACAAAAAGCTGCGGCAGCGTTAGAAATCTCTAGGCTTCAATCTGAATTGTCAGGACTGCCGATTGAGCAAAAAATTAAAAGGCTCAGAGAAGTCGCTGTCTCTCCTGAAACATCTCCCGGTCTAGCTGAGTTTACCACGACATCATTACAGGCGATTCAAAAACCGGCGGGGAGCATGTACGAGAGTCTTCAAGCTGAAGCCGCAGAAAAAGGTTTGACAGGAGCCGAAGCCAACAGCTATGTCATCAGCCGTCTTGCCGGTAAAGTAGGAGCCGAGACGGAAGCACGTCAAGAAGTCTTGAGTCGTGGACTTGACTTGACACCTGAAGCAATGCAAGTCGCCGCAGAGCAAGTCCTGGCCGGGACTCCGATAGCTCAAGCCGTACCGGGATGGGGAACCGCAGGGAGTCGTCAGAGAGCCCAGGTCTATAATATGATCGCTGGAATTTTGAAACAAGAAGGCCAGACCGGGGCTGCATTGACAGCCAAACAAGCCGGACTCCAGGCCAATAGAACTGCCCTGGCTTGGAACAAGCGACAGACTGCCGGTATACTCGGCTTTGAAAACACGGTGAAGAAACAGTTTGACTTGATCGAGAAACAGGCCGCTAAGGTTCCCAGGACTGGAATACCTCTTTACAACGAGTATCAACAGTGGTTAAGCACAAGGATCGCCGGTGATCCAGAGATTCAAGGGCTGTTCAACCTGGTCGCCACTACGACCGCAGAGTACGCCAAAGTTATGACCGGGAACATCGGGGCCAGTGCCAGCACTGACGCCGCCCGTGCTGAAGCCAAAAGACTGTTGGATGCAGCTTTTACCCCAGAACAGTTGAAAGTTTCGATGGACTTGATGAGACAAGAGATGGAAAACAGGAGAGCCGGGCTGTTGGAAGAATCTGATCGTATCCAAGAAGAATTGACTACAGGATTGGCCAAAAAGCCCGGCCCTAGACTAGCCCCTGGTGGGGAACGTCCTCCACTGAGTTCTTTTGAGAAACCGTACTAGAGGAATACTATGCCTTTTGACGTAGAATCAGCCAGGAAATCTGGATACTCAGACGACGAAATAGTCCAACATCTGTCCAAGACAAGAGAGTTTGACTACCAGAGTGCTCTCAAATCTGGGTACTCATCGCCTGATATCATCGATTATCTTAGCAAGACCCCGCCTCCGGGCCGGGCTCCAGCGGCTCCGACTCTTGAGCCTGCACGACCTAAGTCTGTCAGAGAGTTCTTGCTGAAGTCTATACCTGAGTCGGCTGTAGGTCTTGCTAAAGGTGTCGCAGGAGCGGTCACACGCCCGGTCGAGACTGGTAAGACTCTTTTGTCTATTCCTATAGGAGCCGCAGAAAAAGGCTTCGAGGCTCTGGGGTTCCCTCAAAAACCGTCCGGGGCTGAGGCTATATTCGATGCTTTTACTAACATGCTGAAAGAGCGGTACGGTAGCATGGAAGCCGTCAAAGAAACGGCCTACCGTGATCCTATCGGGTTCCTCTTGGACGTGTCTACTGTCGGTGCCCCTGCCGCCGGTGCGATAAAGGCTACCGGGGCGGCTCCAC